CTGCGGCACCGAAGGCGAGATGGACTACCCGCGCACCGAGAACCTCAACGACTGCCCCGAACTCCTCGACCTCGGGCATGCGCACGGGCTGACGCCGGAGATCCTTGCCGGGCTGGACCGGCCACAGAAAGGCGAACGGCCTGACTATCCGGGCCAGACCGGCAACTTGATCCCCGACTCGATCGCCAGCCTCTACGCGAGGATGCATGCCGAAGTCGACGCCACCGTGGACCGGATGCTCCTCACCGGCGACAGCTCAGGCCCGACGATCGGGTTCCGGATCGTTGACGCGCCCCGTGAGCCGTCGCCGATGGACCGGGCGCTCGCGCTCCTCGACCCGCACTTGAAGAAGATCCCCGGCTACATCCCCACCACCAACCCGGAGGCGTGACCCATGACGCACGACCCTGACGGCCGCCGCAAGGAACTCTGCGACTGGCTCACCGCGAACAGCATCGACCCTCACGACGTACCTATCCGGGGCGACCTCACTATCGGCACCGAGGACGGTCAGCGCGTCATCCGGTACGAGGCGTTCGCCCTCACCGACGACGGCCGCCAGACGCACGACCCGCGTAACGAGGGCATCGGCGGCGCGGCCGTGGAGCGCCGCACGGTTCCTTTGTTGGTGGAGCCGCCCGACTGGTGGGAGCCGTATGAGAAGCCCAGCCGTCCGGTGCTGCTGGCCGTCGTGGAGCGGGTGCGGAAGGCGGTGGCCGCTCTCCACGCTGACGCTGCCAGCGCCCGGCAGATGGGCCATGAGACGTCCGCGCTCGCTATCGAGGGATCGGCGCGCCGGATCAGCCACGCACTCAACGAGGAGCAGCCGTGACGTGGCAAGAGGATGATCCGCCGGTGCAGTGCTGGCACTACGAGCCCGGCAGCCCGTGTGACTGGGACGTCTGCCGTCAGCCCGAACGTCTCGCCGCAGGCGACTACGGCACCGACCCCGCAGACATCAGCCGACGCAAGGAGACGCCGTGAATCTCACCCGGGTACGTGAAGCGCGCGGAAGGGTCTCCCTCCTCCCCCGCTGGGTGCACCGGGCGTACGCATCCGTGGCCGGATACTTCTGGCTCCCGTGTGCTCTCTGCGGACGACGGATGGGCGGCCACGAGTGGCGCAGCGTCGACGGCAGACCCGACAGCATCCCCGATGGCGGCCCCGGAGCCACTCGTGGCATCTGCCCCGTCTGCTCCTACGAGGGGAGGGCGGACAGGCGACCCGCACTCGGCGGTGTGGCCTTCAACCCGATGCCGCGCCCGCTGTCGGAGCACTGCCGTCCCGGCCGCTGTCTCGCGCTCACCTGCTGCTCGTACGAGTGCAGTCGGGGCCGATGCCCGTCCATCCCCGAAGAGTTCAGGAAGGCTACTCCGTGAGTCACCGACCCCTTGCGCCCGGCGACATCATCCACGGCTTCGCCCACGGCGTGTTCGGCCGCGACCACTACGACTGCGTACGCATCGAAGCCGTCGGCCCCGACTGGATCGTCGCCCGCGAAGCACGCGAGGACTTCGGGCCCGAGCCGCGCCTGTCGTTCGCATCCGGCCGCAAGGATCTGCAACTCTGTCAGCGGGCCCGAGATGAACGCTGCCAGAACGATGCGGGGATCTGCCCGTTCGCAGGCGACGAGGACCCGCTCACCACGTGGAATGCGACCCCGTGACCGCTACTCCCACAAGGCCGTGACCGTCCCTCGGCAGCGCACGCCGCCCTCGCACCGCAGATACCCACCCGACCCATACGCAGCCCGCACCGCATCCAGATCATCGAACTCGGTGCCGTCGATGTCCTTGCACGGGTCACACCGGTTCGCGTCGTTGCGTTCTGTGGCCACATACCGGGCCTTCGGTGCCGCCTCCAACGTCGCGATCCGGCCCGCGTTCTGCGCCCGATGCAACGCCCCACCCAACTGATCCCTGCGGAACCAGTTCTTCAACCCGCGCAGGAAGCCGCCGACCCTCTCCGCAACCTCCGAGCCCCGCGCACCCGGCACGAGCAGGCGCAGCGCCTCACGGCCAGCAGAGGCGGCAGTGTCGGCAGCGAGGAGCGCAGCAGTAGCAGCAGCGATCTCAATCAACTCCGAACCGAACGCATTCCGCAGCCCCTTGTCGACCTTCGGCGGACGCACCTTCACACCCTGCTGGGCAGCCTCGTCCGCCATCTGCTTCGCTGCCACCTCGGCCATGTCGCCAAGCGCCCGCCGCAGCACGCCGATACTCGGCCCCGGATCCACCACCAGCGTCGCCAACGCCTCCGTATCCCCCGCCTCCACCGCCGCCGCGACCTGCTCCTCCACCGCCGCATACTGGGCTTCCGCGATTGGCTCCCACGCCTCCAACAGCTCGGCCAGCGCCTCCTCGAACTGCTCCCGCACCGGCCCCAAGTCCGGCTCTACGGCAGCACGAGGCAGGGCACGAGGGCGCGCCAACGCCGTGTTGTACGACGGCAACGCGCGCGGCGCCGGCGTGAACGGCACGTGGTGGTGCAGGTCGAGCCGAGCCGCAGCAGGGGCCGGAGCGGGAGCGGCCTGAGGCGCGGCAGGCTGAGCAGGAAGAGTGAACCCCAGCAACGACAGGATCAGCGGCGCCGTCGACGGGGCACCCTTCACGATCTCCTTCAACAGGCCACGATCATCATCGCCGACCATCTCAGGCAGACCCAGATACTCCGACACCAGCTTCGGGTCAGCGCCCGAGTTGACGAGCCGCACATACGCCGACGTCTTCTCCCGCAGTTCGGCGTTGCGTGCTTCCGCGTCCTGAGGGACGGGGTCCTCGTAGTCGAACTCCAGCATGCGGGCGGCGTCCGGCCCGTACAGCGGCAGCAGATCGTTGAGGAGGGCGCCCTTCCAGCGCTCCAGGCGCGGCACCGTCAGCTGTTCCGCGAACAGCACCTTCGATGCCTCGGCCGTCGCCCGGTTCACGTCGCCGACCTCGCCGAGGACGAACGCGGGCGCGCCGAACGCCTCCCGGATCACATCCCGGCTGACTTGCCGGAGCTCGGCGAACTGCATGTCCCGCTGCGTGTACTTGCGGTCCTTCCACGTGCCGTGCTCCAAGAACGCCACACGGTGGGCGTTCGCGACGCCCTTGTGCTGCTCATTCCAGCGCATCTGGAGCTGGTCCCACTCGGGGTCGGACAGCACCGTTGGGAGCTCGATGATCCCGCCGGGCTCCGCGCTGTTCATGAAGAAGTTGCGGTTCCACTCAGCCGAGTAGCGGGACGCGTCCAGCTCCGTCAGCACGGACTGCACGGGGCCCATGCCGCGGTACGGGTCGAGCGGATTGGGCATGCGGATCTGGATCACGTCCTCCACACGGAGCGCGATCTCCTGCCCGTCCGGGCCGGTGTACAGGTAGCCGGAGATGAAATCCGTCGGGTGCGGTACGGGCTGGATACGGTCCGGGCGGACCGGCCACAGCTCCAGCGGGATCCGCGCCCGCGGGTTACGGGCGATGACGATCCAGCCCTCGCCGGTGAGGTCGATGTGCTGCTGTACCGTCTCGACGAGTTCCTGCCGGGTGAAGAACCGGTTGGGCTTGTTCCACAGGTCAAGGACGGCATGCTGTGTGACCTCGACGCGCTCCTCGGGTAGACCGGAGGGGGCTTTGCGGTACAGCTTCCAGTCGACCAGCGCGGTTGCGTTGGAGGTTCGGTTGACGATCGAGAACAGGGTCCCGACCTGGCCCATCGCCCGCATCTGCGCCTCAGCCCCGCTGGGGGCGCGCCACGGAATGCTCAGGCCGCCGCGGGACGACACGTACGGCACGGGCGCCTTGTTCCTCAGAGCACGTAGAGACCTCACCGTGTCGTCTCCTTCTCACCGTCGGACAGGACACCCATGAGCAGGAACGACGCGGCGGCACCGGCCAGGCCGGCACCGACACCCCAGGTGACCCACGCGGACGCGGTACCGCACGCGAACCCTGCGGTCGTGTACAGGCCCGCTCGGGCCTCGGAAGCGGTGGCCGCGGCCTTGGCGAGGCGGGCGCGGGCCGCGGCAAGTGTGGCGGCAGTCTTTGTCACGCCGGCCTCCCAATCGGGTTCGACTACCTGGCATTGTCCACGGATGTCCAGCGGGGCGGCTAGCGTCCGGCGATCACAGCCACCGGACCCGTGTCCGGCCGACGAGATCACGGGCCGCGACCATGTACCGGGCGGCGTCCATCGAGTGGTCATTCTCCTTGGCAGGCTCTTCCTTCAACCCGCCCTTGTTGCCTGGCCGGACCGCCCACACGTAGCCAGACACTTCCTCCGTCAGGCCGATCGGTAGCGACGCCGCATCCATCTCCGGGTCCCGCTCCAGTAGCGCATTGCGGAAGACGAACAGCCGCGCCTTACCGTCCGGCTGAACCTTCAGCCTGGACTGCATTGCCTGGATCCCGTCCGACACCGACTTGTGCGCAGGCTTCGTGCCCATCCCCAGCTTCCGCTCCAGCGTGGCCCGGTCCTCCGCGTCGTGGTCCGTGTAGATCCCGCGCGGCTGCGGCTGGCCGGCGAGAAGCCGATCCCGGATCACCTCGGCGTGGTCCTCGACAAGCATGCGAGTGCGCACCCATTCCCGCATGAGATAGAGGCGGCCGTCGCCGTCCTCCGCGAACAGGAGCGCAGTGAACGGAGCGGTGTACCCGAAGTCGATGCTGATCCATCTGGGCCACGAGTCGGGAACGTCGAACGGGTCAATGACGTGCACCGACTCATCCCACGACTCGTATACGAGGCCCTCGGCGGCCACCCATTTCCCCCACCTCATCCGGTGGTAGCGGGCTCCGGTGAGGGTGTCGAGACGCGCTAGATACGTGCTGCCGTACTCGGTCCACTCGCCGTTCTCGTAGAGGCGGGGGTTGTCCTCGTGGGTGCTGTACAGCAGTCGGCACCGGCCGGCGTCAGCCCGCTGCTTCAGGTGGTGGTTGGGTGGTCCGGGGTTAGTGGCCATGATCAGGCGCTGGCGGGAGAGGACGCCGTTTCTGAGGCGGGAGACGATCGTGTCCAGGTCCTCGTCGGTGACCTCGATCGCTTCGTCCACGAACGCGAGGTCGAACTCCGTGGACAGCAGGCGGCTGGCCCGGTCAAGGCCGCCCATGATGATGACGCTGCCGTTGGCGTACTTGTAGCTTGCGGGCTCCTGTGCGCTGCCCCCGTAGAACCGCAGCAGCCCGGCCTCGATCGCTTCCTTCGCGACCTTCTCCCGGAACGTGACCAGAGTCGAAGCGGTCAGCGAGGCGTGCGTCTTACGGACGATGAGCGCCCGCACCTTCGGCTTCGACAGACAGGCAAGGTGCAGGTACATGAGCGCGCCCACGGACTTGCCCGTGCCGGCGGCGCCGCTGAGCAGGATCTCGTTCTCAGTGGACTGGAACAGCTGCTTCACAGCGCCGCGCGGCTCGTAGCGGACGACGACGTCATTCACGGTGCCGCTCCAGGTACTCAGCCGCGAGGCGGATCAGGGCCGGGTCGTCTTGGAGGTAGCCGATGCCGTGGTTGCAGGGGCCGCAGAGCAGCTTCCTTGTGCAACCGCCGCAGGTCGGTGTGTCGGCGCAGCAGCGGTGGTCGTGGTCAACGAACAGCGCCTTTCCGTTCGCGTTGGCCTTGCCGCAGATGGCGCACACGCCACCCTGCGTCGCAGCCATGGCCTCGTAGTCGTCGATCGTCATGCGATAGAGGCGTTGGAGCATGTCCCCGCGCTGACAGCGCAGGCATGTGACATGTAGCCCGTCGGCCTCGCGGGCGCGGAACCCGAAGTGGTTGACTTCCTGCCAGTCTCGGCATCGGCTGCACTGCTTGCGCCCTGCCTCGTCCCGCGCGAGGGGATTGATCCGCGCGCGCACCGGCTTCATCTCGTCCGGCTTCTTGCCCTTGCGGAGGTAGGCGTAGTGGGTGGCGCAGTAACCGACCGCGGCGTGGGGCTTTTCGCAGCCTTCCACCGTGCAGAGGCCCCGGACGGGGTAGTTCAGCTCAAGGCCGCCGGGCGAACCGGTCGAGCGGAACCGGTGAGCATGGAGCGTGCAGTAGCCGAGGGCGGCATGAGGCCTCTCGCAGCCCTCAACCGTGCAGACCGGGGCGCGGTCGGTGCGGGGCGGCTGGACGTCAGCTGCGCCCGGGTCGCCCTTCCTCTTCCAGCGCTGCCAGTGGGCTGAGCAGTAGCCGCGCGACAGGTGGGGCCGGTCGCATCCTTCAACGGAACAGCCGACGGTCGCTTTCCGCTTCGGGAGTTCCGCCTGCCCGTACTTCAGCACGCGCTGGTAGTGCATTCCGCAGTAGCCGCGTGTCCTGCTGGATCTCGTGCAACCGGCAACACTGCACGTAGGATCAGTCATGTCGAGCCTGCTTCCGTCAGGTCGGCCACGCCCCGGGAGTGTTCGCAGCACTCGCCGGGGTCTTCTGTCACCCCCGATTCTACCGTTTCCGCAGCTCAACCACGGTGAGGCCGGGAGAAGTTGGGCCCTCATGTGAGGTCCGCGGGGTCGACCCCGACGACCTCGTATTTCACGCCGCCGGAGTGCTCGACCTTGGCGGGCTGGTCGACGCCGAACAGGCGTCGGTAGCTTTTCCTGATCTCTCTCATCTCGCGGATCGCGGCGAGCCTTGGGCCGTCGTCGGGGATGGGCTGCCCGTCGTCGTCTCGGACGATGTGACCGTGGGAGACGGTGGGATGTTCCCGCTCCAAGATCTCCAGGGCGGCCACGAACAGGTCGTCGAGGTGGGCGGCTTCGGCGGCTACGAGTTCGGCGCCGGCTTCGCGGATGACGGCTTCGCGGCAGCGTTGGATGGCGCGCCATGCGTCGCTTTTGTTGTTATAGCCGACGGCGTCCGCGATCTGCTGGTAGCTGAGCCGGGGGTTGTC